ATTCGGAAGGGGAATCCCTTCAACATCTCACTTCGTTCGGAGTCGGTTTTATCCGGGAAGAGATACTTGAGAGCTTCGACGCTATCCACGCCTAGTTCTTGCAAGTTCCGAACAACGATTGACTTCTGGTTAATGTCGTACGCAGTGTCTTCGTAAACATCACCTTGGTAGCGATACGTTACGCGGCGATCACCATCCGGAGGTAGACCGTAGACACCGGAAGGAACGTTGTTGCTTTCGAGAGCCGTTCGAATAGCAGTATCGACCTTAACTTCGAACTTACCCGAAGCTGTCTGATACTTCTCTTGAGCCTCAGGAGTATTTTCTGTGGGAGGTTTAGGAGCCTTCAATCCGCTAACAGCGATGAAGCTCTCGCGGAAAACCTTTTCCTGGTGGAAAAGGATCATCTCAAGCAAACGACAGAAACCGTAAGTAAGGAAACTCTTGTTCTTACGGAGAGCCGTCGCTTGAGCGCGACCCATCAAACCTTTAATTTCTGTCGCGGTTGCCCCAGCGGAGATTGAAATCTCGTCAACACCGCCCAGTGCTGTACGAATTTCTTCGCGCAGTAACAAAGCGTAACGGTTCATGTCCCCGTTGACCGGGTCGGGGGTCATGTAACCCACACGGTCATTAGGTTCGATGTTCGCGATAACGCGAGGAACTTTCAGACCGCCGAGTGAAGAGGACGAACCAAAAGGTTCAGACACCCGAGTCGAAGGAGTATCGCGACCCGCGAAACCACTCTGACTACTAATAGTCGGCCGGAAAGTGCGGTCTGCATCAGATGCTTCGACCAGATCACTCCGAGGACGAGAACTGATAAGCGTGGGATTGCCAAAGAACTCAATGTTCTTGGCGATATTCCGCATCATTTGATCATGAAGCACGATCTGCTCCATGAAAGGCTCAAATTCACCCTCGCCTTCCGTGCCGCTACTATTAGGTTTGTTGAGAACCTCCACGGCGGGGATAAACCCTAGATTGTTTGGTTTACTGCCTTTCGGCGTCATCACCAAACCGGGTTCAAGTTCAAAACTCAGCTCGCTGTTAGCTTCAAACTCTTCAATTCGATCATTCGTAATCGAAATCCGAACGTAGCGCTCGTTCAAACCATACGTATCAGCAGGCAACCCAATGTTTGAGTTGCGAACTTTGTAGCTATAAATAATGACGACTTCTTCTATGCTGCCGTTCACATCGTGGTAAACACGATATTGATCTTTTGTGAAGAAATAAATCTGATATTTAAGTTTAGGGTCAGGACGGAAATAGAACAGTCCGCAACCGTCGATTAAGAAATTTCGAATAATCGCGGGAAAGCGAATATCCAGTTTGTTCAGATCAAGAAGGTCTTGAAGAAACTCTGTACGTGCTTTATACGTATCTTGCTCACAGTAAAAAAACAGGCCCTTCTTGATCATCAGAAGGACCATCTGTTGAAGATGGCCAAGAACGACCATCGTGGCAGCCTGACGGGAGCGATCCTGCGTGCGAGAAGCTTCGAGAATCTCGTTAAATCGTTGCCGGACGCCGAGTGTATCTGCCATGTAACTTATGAGAATGTTTTAACGTACTGAAAGAAGGTCACACAACGTCTTGAGTACTGACTGCCGCCTTCGACTCCTCTACAAAAATCACGGCAGCAAATACGTTTTCACTCTCTCAAGTTTAAACAACTTTTCAGGCAAAAGTTCGTGAGGATAAGGAACTAAGACGTGATCCGTTCTCCCTAGGGGATCCGTCCCGCCGGCTTCGGCTTTATACGCATCTAAATAATCAAGCATTTCCTGGCTATCCGCAGGCGCTACCGCATTAGGAATAACATCATAACAATGAGAGAAAGAAGTTACTTTCCGCTTCATGCGCTCAGGACCCCCCATCCAACTGAAGTGCCAACCTGCATCGCAATCCCCAACGACAATATCGTTCGGATTCGTGCGGATCTGAGACGGGGTCTGCTCTAAGTGGTCGTGTAGGACCACGGTGCCGCAGGTCCAATTTGTGGGAGCCGCCTTCGGATCCCCTTCAGGATCAATAACCCGCAAGTCAGCCCGCCCATAAAACATAGGCATAGACAGACGAACACAACGCGAAGGATCAGCTTTTGCGAGTTCTACAGCTTCCAGTAAAACTTTAGGTTTAGGAATTTCATCCACATCACTAAAGAAGAAAACGGAATCCGGCGGCGTCATTCGCATCCCGACTCCCAGGGCATCTCGCTGAGCATGTTCGCGAATCCATGGATTCGGGAAGTCTTCTGCAGACGGAAGCTCAACGTGCAGAACTTGAATTTTCTCTTCAGGCAAACCAAGTTCCCGAATGGTGTCCACACAGGTGAACGGTTTCGGATCACCTTTAAAAGTTAAATTCCCGTCCGTGATGATGAAACCGTCGACGATGTCCTTCAGGAGTTCAACGCGAAGCTCCAGCAGTTCTTTTTCGTCGAAATACAAAAAACAATCGAAGAGCATTCCGGCTGTCTAAGCTGACAGCATGTTATCACTGTACGGCGGTGTTTACACCACCCGAGGCACGGAGCTGCATCCGACCATTAGTCGGGCGCTTCTTCTCTTTAGCTTGTTCTAACAACGATTCCTTGACGCCGGTCATAAAAGCATCGGCATCCCGTTCGCTTTGATCCGACCCCGTCAAAGAAGGAGGAACAGCTCCAATCGTCGGATTCTGCAAACGAAGACTATTGGAAGCAGGAGCAGTACTTGCTTGATCTTCGTACTCTTGGAAGTCAGCAGCCTCGCCTTGCTGCAAATATGCACGTCCAAAAAAATCGGCAGCTTTAGCGTAAGGAGTTTGCATTAGTTAGCGGCCGTTTTACGTTTAATATACTCCGAAGCTTTACGCCTCGCTTCGCGGGCTTTAGCTGTGTTTGGAACCTGTGTGTTTACAGGTTTCCCTTTCGTAGCGCGTTTTTTAGCTTCGTCGGTAGCTCGACGCTCTTCCGACGATAACGAAGCCCAGGCCGCACGTGGCAGATAACGCTCTGTTCTACCTTTTTCGCGAGCTAAATCTGCCATTACATGTAGCTAACCACACGGCCTGGGGCAGCTAACGTACCCTGAGCTACACGGGCCAACGCCAAAAGTCTATCTTTCTCAGGTTCGATAATTCGGGACAAAAGAGCTAAGCGAGCGTTGTCACTTTCGTCCTTATACAGTTCATCCGTCAAACCCTCGTATGTGGCCTCATCTAAAACGTCTTTACGAAAACTGTCCTGGTTTCCCGAAAACAGCTTCGCTAGATCGGAAGAACTGTAACTAGCCATTACTTGGAATCCTTTTCGTATTCTTCGCGGGTTTGCCAGTCTTCTTTAGACCAGCGACTCAGCCGATTTTCGGACGATTTTTTGCCGGCATACCGACCGCCCGCATCTTTATAGTACTTAGTCGCAAGCTGCATTGCACGAGCACTATGTCCGCCAAGTTTTGCGCGAGCTTTTGCCTTGGCTTGAGCCCATTTGGCGGGATCTTTTTTCTTAGCGATATCGGCCATTAGTACATCACGTAAACGTGATCGACAGTACTAATCCCACTAATAGATGTAATAGAAATAGGCATATGCGTATCAGCTCGAATGTGCTGAAAAGTCATAGGAGTTCCAGGAGCATCTGCCAAAGTTACAACTAAAATTTTGTCCGCATTTTTAGAAGCACTTTCAATAAAAAATCCGCGACACGCCGGAAAAATAGTATTAGTGCCAGAAGCATTCACTAAAAATCCGCTGGCATACGGAAGCGAAGCTGTTTGCCCGTAATAAGATCCAAACGCCCGGATGTCCATATTTTTAAAGCTTTGACGTAGTGTAAGTCATCTGGAAGTTTCCTCAATCAGTCTATCTAAATACCACGCGCATTTTCGGAGATCTTCAATTCCGTTTTTGTGTTCCGTCCTCCATAAGTACTTGATGCACGCACCGCGGCAATATGCTTTAAATCCCTCGCTACCTAGCGCAGCTCGCATCGCATCGATGCACTCTATATCACCTTGCGTATAGTGAGGCGGGTGGTTTACAATGTCAACCGGGATTGAACCAGAAGATTGTTCCATTGTTGTCCTCGACGAAAGCTCGCAGTCTATATGCGTCCGTTCTAGAGACTGTCTGAAAACAAACAACTTTCGCAATAACGTAACCCACACTGACAATCGCAGCGCCACGGCTGGCCACGTTAGGAAAGTCTTAGTAAGCAATCACAGTCTAAAAGAGTTTCGTGTAGTTCACTTAATTGCTGAGAGTACTTAGTATCATCGTGTAAGATTAAACCGTCTGGATGAAGTTTATAAATATTCCCATTTTTATAAACGGGAACGCAACGACGATGTTCGTAACTAGCGGGGATATTCTCGAAGGCAAGACCCATTGAGCTGCGGTCGGCAATAGGCCAGTTCCTGATACCGACTCGGGCATAGCTTTTTTCAGGATCGTAACTGTCCGAACGAATGTACGCATCTGCGCCCTCTTGATCCAAAATCATGGCGCCATAGTAAGGGTTAGCTAACTGCGCAAAGAAATTGATATCGCGATCAACAACAAGAATTTTTGGAACAGTGAAGCCAATCGGACCCCACACCGATGGGGTCTCGCGAACTAAAGAATAAGGGTAGTGATTATCGAACGGAATTTTTCGTCCATCAAAATTTTCATATCGAACAAACCCCGGTTCCAGCCCTAAGCGTTTTAAACGAGGACGCCATCGAACCCAATAAAGAAAATTAGAAAGATTTAAAACCATATCATTCTCTTGGTAAATGTAATAATCTGCATGTCTGTTTAAAACCGCTAAAGCTAAATCAGTTTTATGTGCCCAGGTCAAATACCAACCTTCATAACCAGGAGACGCAACCTTAACTTCGGTCTCTACGTTACTTACAGTCTTAAGAACTTCCTCTAAAGCCTCCTGATCCTCCTGAGCCTCATAGTTTATATAAACACACAAGTACACAGAACAAGGAAATTCGGCATAAGCCTGGACAACGCGAAGCAAGCAATCTATGCGTTTTAAAGGATCATGTGCGGTAACAGCGGCCCAGATCTTTTTATCGCGCATATCCGGCTCGGCTTGGCCGAGAAGCGTCTGCACTTTAGGGGCTCCCACGTGGCGAAAATCAGTACTCAATCGAAAACTCCCCACGACGTTGGAGGTACGTGATCAACCAGGTGTACGCGTCCAGCAGGTCGTCATGCGCGGTGGCGCCGACGTTGATCAGCTGATCGAACAAAGCGTCGAACTTCCGGTACTTATTGAACGTGATTTTCTTGTTTTCTAGCAAACCTAAAGTTCCACGGAAGCGGGCGACTTTGTCACCTCGAAACCCTTTGACTTCGTGGATATGCAAATTGCTCAGATCTCGTTCATTAAGTAGGACACGGCGAATGTCTGCTGCGAGAGATGCTTGATACGCAACAGATTCAACAACTAGCGTCACAGTTGAATACGTTGGCATATACTGCCCGTCATGCTCAACCAAAATGCCCCATTCGAGTAACATGTCGCAGAGCATATCAATTTTTTCAAGGTTGCCGATAGAGCGGCATTGGTGCGCATCGATGATGTAGTACTTGTCCTTAAGTCGTCCTCCTAAAACGAAGGCTGTGTAATCGCTCGTTTCGTTTTTACTGGCGGACAGGTCGATCCCCACAGCGAGGCTGTCGAATTCTGTAACGACTTCTCCCTTAACTAACAGATCTGGAGACACAACCAGATCAGAAGTCATCACAGGCTGCTGTTGGTACTGGTAAGCAAATGCAACAGGATCGAGTTCCTTTTGCTGAAGCAGGTATTCAGCAGACCACTGCTCAGGCCAATAACTGATTGGCTCACCAGTATTTCCGTACGTGATTGCTTCCTGGGTTACCTGCTTCCAGCCCTTCGTCGGAACAAACATCGTTTTATGAATATCCAGCGGATGGAACCGAGTACCCAGACAGATCGACCGGCCGCCTTCAAAAATAATCGGCGCGATAACGGACGACCAGTTGTTGTTCATCTCATCTCTAATAGCCGGGTTCTTAATGTCCGCACTGGATTTAATAGGGTCATCGACGATAACCAAGTGCGCACGTTTGGACGTGATGGAACCTCGGAGACCAGCTGCACGCAAGGTAAATTCTTCATCGCCCACGCGGGGAATCCCTGCGTAATCGAAATCGATAGACCAGCCGATGTCCGATTGCATACCCGACTTCAACTGGACTTTCGGAAAAATCTTGCGGAACTCAGGTGAATCAATCAGCTGTCGGATGATTCGACTTTTAGGTATAGCTGTTGCGATGTTGTACGAAACGTAAATAATCTGAAGCGGTCTCTTAGCCGTTGTGTGACGACCGATAATCCACGCGGTGAAAAGGTTCAAAACCGTGGACTTTGCGGAACCCCGAGGACTCAAAATGTCCAGGTTGGGTCCCGCGATATCTAACAGGTACTTATTTGACTCTCCCGTGATCAGGTGCTGGTGCCACTCCAGCATGTGCTTGGCAGGAGGTTTATCTAGAAGTGTACAGAATGTGTGAAAATCGTTAGCTGCTTTTGTGTAGATAGTATCAATCGTACTCGATGTGCTCTCTTGTGCGCGTACTGCACGCAGCTGTGCGCCACGCCGATAAGCAAAAGTTTCGCGGCTAGGCATATCAACAAATTGACAGTGTTGCTATATTACCCGTACCGAAATGATACCGCACGAATGGCAAAAGTTCTTTGGTACGGAGATGTCTGCAGTAATACAGGGTTCGCACGAGTAACACACAGTGTGCTGGAGAACCTCTGTAAAGAGCACGACGTTACGGTTTTAGGCATTAACTATGCCGGAGACCCGCACGACAAGCCCTACACCATCTACCCCGCTTCGACAGTCAACTGTCCAGATCGATTTGGCATACCTCGTGTGCCGGAGATCATCGATAAAGTGCAACCAGACGTCGTAATTTGTCTAAACGACATCTGGATCGTTAATCAGTTCTGGGAACGCTGTCAATTCCTGAAAGATAAGTATAAATTTAAGTTTATCGCATATTTTCCAATCGATAGTGAGCGCTACTACCCCGATATGCTCCGAAATATCGAGCATTGGGACCTGGCGATCACATTCACAGTCAACTGTGCGCATCGAATCCTCGGTCACGGCATCCAAGCGACCAGATTGGGTGTGCTTCCACACGGTGTGGACACCTCGAAGTTCAGC